CGGATAAACATTGCAGTATTTTCGATTTTTTCATCGATGCTGCAATCAAGCATATCCAATGTATCTTGGATGGCTTGCATATCCTCTTCAGTTTCTGCTACCTCTAACATAGCTTGCAATTCTTTATAATCTTTATTTAGTTCATATAAACTTGGCATTCATTTCTCCTTATATCTGTGATAGAATACAAGTAGAGTAATTACATATTTTCTCTACTAAGTCCGCTAAACTTCTTCTACACTTTTCACTAGCGGACTTTTTTATTTGAATAGTATTTAATATCATCTATCCAATAACCTACTAATATCCATGTAACAACTCCAAGCATCGTTTGACAAAACCATGTCCACCAATCGATGGTATCTAGTTGTAAACTTCCCATAGCACCAACGGCTATTACTGCTGAAATTGCTCTAAGCCAATAACACAACTTAATCATTTAAATCTTCTCCTACAATCACTAGCATTTGGCTGGTGATTTTTTTTATTTCACTCTTTAACTTATGATTTTCTTGTCTTAGGCTTTCCACCTCGCTTTGTAGTTTCCTATAACCGATTGCGTTATATTCATCTTCAACACCAGCTAATGCTTCAACCTCTCTTTTGCTAAATTTCACACCGCTTATCGGTAACTGTGTTAGTTTTCCATCATTTCTTAGGTTGTATACAGATGTTGTTGAGATTTGTAACAGTTCGGCTACTTGCTCTACTGTGTATACAAGGCTCTCCATATCTCATCCCCTTATGTGAATTTAATTCACTATCTTATTTAAAAAAAATTTCTCTAGTTTCTTTGCTAGATAACTTTAACAATTCAACTAGCTTTGCAATTTCAGATGCTTTAAATTCTGTATCACCTCTCAACTTCTTATATAAACCCTCTCTAGTAAGGTTTAACTCACTTGCTACATGAGATAACTTATATCCCTTGTTATCAATCATTTGTTTTAAGATGTTCATTCTACACCCCCTTTTTATTTTTTGTTGTGTGAATTTCTTTCACACTCATAATATAACATCGTGGTGAATGTATGTCAACACTTTTTATTATAAAAGTTGATTTTATTTCACGTTACATTTAAAATCATAATAGATAATAGCGTTAAGAGGTGATTTGACATGACACTATATGACAATATAAAAACATTAAGAGAAAACCTGAAAATGTCGCAAGATGAATTAGCGAAAAAAGTTGGATATAAAGATAGAACCAGTATTGCAAAGATTGAAAGCGGTAAAGTAGATTTATCTCAATCTAAAATATTTGCTTTCGCTAAGGCATTAAATACTACACCTGAAGAATTAATGGGTTTGAAATATTATGAAGATCGTGAAGTTTCAGAATATGCACAAGCCGTAAAAGATAACCCAAATCTTAAATTACTCTTTGATGCAAGTAAGGATATGTCAAAAGATGATATTGATTTTGTAATCAACACTATCGAAATGTTAAAGAAACGTGAGGGCAAATAATATGGAATTGCTATTATCTGTTATATCTATAGTGGCTTATTTCTTTGGCTATCCTACTGTTGCAGGTGTTGTAGGTATCATAGCCACTATAACATTTGTATTATTCTATTCTAAACAAAATAAATCTTATGGAGTTTTTGTTCCGTGGTTAATTATTTCAATTCTACTAAATGTATTATTTATTAATTACAAACCTAATTTTGTATTAAGCATAGGTATTGTTTCTTCAATGTCTATATGGCTTACTTCTGTTTTAGTTTGGTTGTTCAGTTTAATAACAAGTAAATAATGAGGAATTTTATACACATTCTTTTATGTACAATATCCCCATAAGGGGGTTAAGTATTATGAACATAGTTTTGATTTACACTAAGTTAAAACCTACACAAACTGCGGTATTAAAACTAAACGATGATGGTACTTACACCATTCTCGTTAATAGTGATAAGCCTATTGATGTACAACGCAAAGGTATACTACATGAGATAGGTCATATATTAAATGATGATATGTATAGTCATGCTCATATTGATTTAATCGAACGCATGGCACACGCTAGGGAAATTGAGTTTGAGGGTATTAACTTCTACACACATATATTATGAGGTGAATTATGCAATACAATTTCACTATCAGAAAAAAGGATAAAGGCTTTCAAATCATTGTAGCGTACAAAGACGGCTACAAATGGAAACAAAAGTCTAAGCAAGGCTTTAAAACTAAACGTGAGGCTAAGGAATACGGACACGTTATAGTTAAAGAGTTGGATAAAACTGCACTACTTACCAAAGATACAGAATTAAAAGAATTAACTTTCAAGGAATTTGCGGATATGTTTTTAGAAATAAAAAAGGCACACATTACGCATAGTACTTTGGTTATGTACAATCACGCTATATGTGCTTATAAGTCAATTCACGATATGAAACTGTCTGATATTAAACCGCTACACATTCAGAATGTAGTAAATAAAATGGTTACATCACCAACTACTATTAATTCGTATTATAAGGTAGTGGAAAGGATATTCTATATAGCTATCAACCCATACAAGATAATTGGTGATAACCCATGTACTGGTGTTAGGTTGCCACGTGTGGAACGTAAAAATATGATCCATACGATAACAGATGAAGATTTAAACCAATTCGCAAAGTTTATGCGTGAGAAATATCCACAAGCCTATTACTTTTTACAGATAGCTAGATATACAGGGATGAGATTTAGTGAAGTATATGGACTAACTTGGAATGATATATCCCTAGAAAATCGTCAAATTCACATCAACAAGCAACTTTCTTTCCGTAAAGGTGTAATTACCTTTGAGAAAACTAAAACCGCCAATTCAGTGCGAATTTTGCCAATTCCGCCTATATTGGAGAATATACTTATAGAGTATAAATCACATGAGTTAGAGTTTGAACATGACCTTGTGCTAAACCCATACAAAAAGAATGGAGTTAAATGGCAAATTAATACATACCTTAAACGCTTTGGAGATAACTTATCTGCACACAATCTCAGACACACTTATGCTACAAAACTATTAGCAAATGGACTAGATGTGAAAACTGTATCATCACTACTAGGTGATACACCACAAATGGTTATGAAAACCTACGTGCATTATAACGATGAAATGAAAGCAGCAGCATCAAATGCGGTTGCTAATATTTTTAAATAAAATTTTTGACGATTTTTGACGAACCGCACACTTACACCACAAAAGATGCAGTAAATAAGCACTTCTTTAAATATACAATCTTAACAATCATAAAAGGTTATATCACTTGATTTTATTTCAAATTTCAAAATATGTTGTAATAATCAAAGTTTTATATAGTGGTTTATTAAGACCACTTACACAAAATACAATATTTAAAATTCATTTTTTGACGAATTTTTGACGGCAATAAAAAAAGAGGGTAGCAATTACGCTACCCTCAATTTGTTTTATTTATCTAATTCTACTAAGCGGTGTAATTCACCATTAACAAACCACATTTCACAACGCACGTTGTTTTGGTCTACCAAGGTTGCCATGTATAAACCATCTTGATTTGGTTGAATATCTTCTGCGAATTGATGTGTTTTTCCCTCAAATGTAAATACTTGTGCCATAATGTTTTCCTTTTAATCAATATATCCTAACTGTCAACTAACAGTTGATTGTTGCAAGCCGTGCAACTCGGAGATATTTTGGATCACCTCTACCATCTCACAACTTTTACTAATGCGGATGCACCTTTAAATTCTGAACCTTTAAAGTGTGCTAACCCTTGTACCTTTTTATCTTCGTACCCTACAGTTTCGTATACTTCACCATTAGTCATTACTGTTACACCAGCTAATATGCTATGCGGTTTATCTAACTTAATTTTGTATACATCCACTTTTTGCTCGTCTGTGTTAGCTACTACTGCGGTTCTATCAGATTTTTCTGTTGCTGCTTTAGGTAGATTAGGGTTGCTATGTGCAATATCCTGTTTAACCTTTTCTGCAGCAACTTCAACTGTAGGTGCTTGTGTGTAATAAGTCGCTACTGGTTGAGTTCTTTCCTTAATGGAAATAACTTCTTGTGCTTGTTGTTCTGTAACGTGAATTGCTTTTGATAATTCTGTAGGCGATTTAGATTGTTGTTGCGTAATTACAACAGGCTTTTCAATCTGTTTTTGTTTGTATATGTGATAGCACCCCATACACACCAACATAAATATTAGCATCGGAATTAGCACCTGTGCGGTGCGTTTGTGTGCTTTGATATAAGTTAGTACCTTACGTAGATAAAACATTCACCTATGCCCCCTCTACCTCTTTTATTAGCATTTTTAACGCTTTGAATTTCTCATCAGCAAATCGATTGTTTAGGCTATCCCTTAATGCACTACTATTCCATTCAAGGCTCATGCACGTATCATAGATGCCAGCGATAAGGTCATAATCAAAACGCTTATCATCGATATAGGATAAGTTAGGCAACTCAATATTCAATGCTTTTTCCATTAGCTTTAATGCATCATTGAACATATTAACGATTTCACCAGTACCATACTGTACCGCTCTGCTCCACACTACATCTTTTAATGCGTTAGAATGTTTATCTACATTGAATAGATTTTGTTTAAGATACTCACACGCTACATCGTAGTATGCGGACTTGATGTAGTCATGTTGCATTTTCTCAAAGCCTACCGCATCAAGTGTACCTAGTTCTTGCCACTTAGCAATGAACCCATCAGAATTGATTTCTCCACTATCAATCAAGGCTCTAGCATAATCGGTGTAAAAGCCACCTTGTTTTAAACCCCAACCAAGGAACGCATCAACACTACCACAATTACTTGCTAGTTGATATGTACCATAAGAGATACCACCAGCATCATTAATGCCACTAGATACACACGCTGGATCTCCATTACTTTCATACTCAGCACT